GATTTCAGTTTATGCCGCAGCGGGATATACCACGCCTCAACTAGATGTACCTAGCGGTCTGGATTTTATTTCAGGCTCAACTAACAATGTCCCCATTACGGTAAGTGGCGGGTGGGATGCGGGGGGTCCTGCGAATGTATTTACGGTAACTCATAGTGTAGTATCCGGTGGTGGAACAATTACAGGGAATGCGTCGGCTTATACCTACGTAGCTCCTACAGTGAACTCTCGCACGACGATACAACTCTCCCATAAACTATCAGGCGGGGAGACAGCTGCAACAGTACACTATGTAACTCTAACGGGTATCGCCCCTCCGGTATTGTCTTTTGCTACCGGTATTATAGATATACAACTGAACAATACTCATAATGTTGAGCTATCCTCTTCTACAACTGACGGTGTCCCCCCTTATAAATACTCTATTAGTGGGGCTATTCCCGTAGGGTGGACTTTTAATAGTTCTGGTACGCTGTACGGAGTCCCGACTACGTCTGGGGAATACCCAATAACCGTAACGGTTACTGACTCACAATCCCCTCCAAAAACAGACAGTAAGTCTTGTACGTTGAGGTTAGGTACGGCGATTATAGCATCTCCAACGCCTATTATCTCGGGGACCCCTTTTGCTACGGTCTCGTCCCAAGTTGGTAGTTCTTACTCTAAGACACTTTCGGCTACATCAGGTACGGCTCCTTACAGTTGGAGTTTCTCAGGGATTCCTTCAGGGATTACTGAGACCTCGGATGGGGTACTGGGCGGCACTTTCAGCACTATAGGTTCTTGGACTACCTCTGTTACCGTTACAGACAGTGCGGGAAAATCTGCGTCTACCACAATACCCTTCAGTGTTGCTTCGGAGGTAGTGGACGCGGGTAATCCGACTGTAGTAGGAACCCCTTTCGCTGACGTATCCGCTAAGGTGGGGGATACCTACAGTCGAGCTTTTACCGCTTCGTCCGGCACACCTCCTTACAGTTGGGCCTTTGGAGGACTCCCTGCGGGGATTACGGAAACTTCCGATGGGGTGCTGGGGGGCACGTTTAGCAGCCTGAGCAGTGCGGCGGTCACGATCACCGTTACAGATAGTGCGGGGAAATGGGGCTACGGGTACATAAATTTCTATGTAAGCGCAGCGACGGCTAATAATCCAGTTATCTCAGGGGCTCCATTTCCTGCGGTCTCATCCCAAGTCGGTAACACGTTCTCGCGTGCTTTTAGTGCCTCGTCGGGGACCGCCCCTTATAGCTGGAGTTTTACAGGACTTCCTTCAGGGATTACTGAGACCTCCGATGGGGTTTTAGGTGGGACTTTCAGCGCCGCTGGAAATTGGACGATTTCCGTTACCGTTACTGACAACGCAGGAAAAACCGCTACTACCTCGCAAGCCTTCATTATCGCTGCGGCTACGGTCAACAACCCCGTCATTACGGGTGCTCCGTTTAATCAGGCCTCGGGCAAGGTTGGGGATTCTTTCTCAACGGTTCTTAGCGCCTCGTCGGGGACTGCCCCCTATACCTGGAACTTTACCGGTCTCCCCCCCGGAATTACGGAAACTTCCGATGGGGTTATGGGGGGGACTTATAGTACGGCGGGTTCGTGGACCGCTACGGTAAAAGTAACGGATAGCGCAGGGGAAACCGCTACCGCTACGATAATATTTAGTATTACTGATGGGACGGCATCAGGATCAACTCAATTTCAGGATTCTGAAATAACGGTCTACAAGAATACTAAGTATGTCGTTGGGCCCGACGCAAGCACAACAGTAATGCCGACCCTCTTTCCGAGTATCTCAAAAACCTATAGCTGGTTTACTCTTCCCACGATTACTCAGCCTGCACACGGGGTTGCTGTACTTCGGGAGGAGTGGGTCGCTTCGCCGGGTTATCTTGCCTATTACTTCTCGTACACCCCGACCGCTGATTACGTCGGCGATGATTCTATTATCGTCTCCGGGGTTGCTTCGACGGATATCCCCTTCCAACTGACCTTGACGTTCCATGTCGTCACAGCCGGGAGTTTGACCATTACCCCGGTAGGAGATATTACTCTTTTTGAAGGCGATGAGTATGGTGGGAAGCTGTTTACCGTGAGCGGAGGGACGGCTCCTTTTCGGACGGCTAAAATAGAGGTAACTACACCTAGTTACCCATTTATAGCGAATGACTACGCGACTGTTTCCCTCGACGGCTTTAAGGGGAGTGATACTGCGACAGGTAGGGAGTATGTCAGTATCCAAGATAGCGTTTTTATGGGACAATTCCCTAGTACTACAGACGTTCCATTCGATATTACGGCAATGTTTAAGCCGTGGAACGATGTCGAACCTTTCATATTCCGCAGTAAAGGCTTCTACGTTGCCACATTGACCCTTGTTGACGGATCAGCAGCCCCCGGCCAAACTGCGACGGCATCAGTCAAATTCATCGTTTACGGTCTGGATGGGTCAGCCCCTGATCCCACCACCGATCCTGGCGATCCCAACGAACCACCCCCGGCGTTCACTGCCATCATCCAAGGCACCCTCCGCCTCGATACCAGTGACGGAGTATTTGCCGCCCGCGATGTTTATCTGTACGACTACACAACCGGGGCGAAGATTGCGGAAACGGTCTCAGACGGCACCACAGGAGTTTGGGAGTTTACCCAGGTGGCTCCGGGTGAGTATTTCGTGGTCGGGGTTGCTCAAGGCGATGATCTGGCGGTTCCTCGGGATTTCGACGCCATGGGCGTGATTACGGTGGCGTGAGATGGCAACCTATGGCGTAAGTGATGTCCATTATTACGACTCGACGATGTCTGGAGCACCTAGTCTGACTGACGTGATAGGGTCGCTGATTGGGGTTATTCGGGCGTGTCTGATTGACGGGTTTGGTAGTGAAGCTGCGCAGGGATCGTGGGAGGTTCCGTTTGAAGATGCAGCTCGGGCGGCGTTCCGTAGTCTGGATACTGATTCTACGCGAATGTATCTGTATATAGATGATAGCTATATAGGGACTAAAACATACGCCAGGGTTAATGGGTATGAGTCCATGAGTGGGATTGATAGTGGGACGAATATATTTGGGACATACCTAGACGCACCTCTGTATTGGATGAAAACGAATAGTGCGGGTAGTAGACCTTGGGCTATTATCGCTAATAATTCGGCTTTTTACCTACTGACTAGATGGTACAATATAGGAGACAGTGCTCTATCATACGAAGGGTATTTTTTTGGTGACGTGCTATCGGTATTAGCTACTAGCGACCCTTACTGCTGTGGAATAATAGGTTCTATTGCTTCTATGGTTTATCCAGGGGGGAACGGGGCAGGGATGAATAACTTTTTTACATCGGCTAATATCTCAACTTTAGGAGATACTTATTATAGAGGGAGTACTCTAGCGAGAGATTATCTAGGGGTTGTTGGGCAACAAAAGTTTACTAAATCAGCTAATAGCTTGACTGGAGCGGTCTATATTGGTGGTGATGGCGCTATCGACGCTGATTATCCTGATCCAGTAACCGGGGGGCTAAGAGTCAGTTTGTTATCCGTGGTTGAACAGAGTTCTTTGGATACGAATACTGAGGTTTTCCGAGGGGAGATGCCCGGAATGTATGCCCCGTTGCATAAACTAAAACCTGATGATGGGACCGTAGCTGTCGCTCCAGACGCGAACAACCACACCCTACGATTTTTTGGGTTAGGGTTTATTAATCAGGATTATGCTAGGGTAGGAATTGATATCAGCGGTCCGTGGGAATGCTCTGTTTTTGGGTATGCTAATCGGGGGTCTCTTGGTATTAGCGGAACCATAACGGAGAATTTTTTCCCTGGCGCTTACCGAGTTCGGCTCTATAGACAAAGTGATGGGGTGTTAGTCCGGGAAACGTGGAGCGCAAATAACGGAAGCTACTCGTTTAACGGTATAAGCGATGACATTTATTTCGTTATCTGTTTTGATCATACCAACCCTAAACAGGTTCCCGCCTCTATGGATAACGTGGTGCCAAGCTAATGGCGACAATCGTCAACCTAAATTTAGGTGGTGGTACTAACGACCAAGTTTATACCGCCGACCTCATCCTTACCTCCCCTTATACTGACCCCACCGGCAACCTCCTGGTTCTACGGTCGCGGCCCGATGTTGAACCTATTACCGGGACTTTGGCTGCGGTCGAATCTACTGATTCTGGCGGATTCGATGGGCGATACCGTAATCCTGTCGAGCCTGTTCAGGGTGTTTTATCCTCCATAGAGAGTCGGGATTCTGCGGTTTTATCCGCTACTGGCACCGTGCCCGCTGTCACGGGGTCGCTCAGTACAACGGATCGATCTGACAGTGCAACCGCTGCGGGCGAAGCGAAAGAACTACAGACCCGAACGGGTACGCTGGGTAGCGCGGAGGTTTCTGACGTTGGGGCGTTTTCAGCAACTTACACACTGAAGTGGGTTGCGGGTGCGACGATCCAGGAAGCGACCGACCTCGGTCAGTTCGCAGGGGAGTTTATCGCCTATACGGGACCGGGATTCCTCAACAGCACGGAGCGCGTCGATAACGCCACGATGTCCGGGCGGGTGAAGTACGACGTTGCTGGAGATTGGGATTCGTTGGAGGGCCTGGACGACCCTCAAATCATTGCCCGTACTGCGCTATATGAAGTAGCAGAATCAACGGATGTAGTGTTTGCGCGTGAGGTATTAACTGGCGACGCAGCTGTTGTGTCGTTAGTTGATCGAATTCGTTTTAGTGATCTTTTAGACGACTCCCGCGATATGGTGTTCGCGGATCAGCTCGGGGTAACGGACACTTTGTCGGGGATTCTTAAAGTTTCCCTGCCGCGCACGGACACTGTCGTCGCCCGTGATGTGATAGGTGCCGGGTACGCAGAGGTCAGCCAAGACACGGTTCTCCTCAGTGAAGCCCTTCAGGTCGAACGTCCATTTGTCGCCCATGACCAAGTCGTTGTTTCGGACACCCCGGCCAGTGTTTCGCGCATAACCGGCGTGTTGCAGGACTCCGGTCGAATTCAGGATGATTTGGGTGTGGTGTTCGGCGGCGATGTCAGCGACACCCTGATCACCACCGATACTCTGTCAGGTGAGATCGGGCAGACGGAGAGTTGGGTAGACCGGGTGTTGGTTGGAGAGGCTCTTGCAGTCACCTTGCATACCTCTTCTTACGTGTTCGATGGAGTACAGGTCTCCGACGTTATCGCCACGGGTTTGGACGGCCCGTTGACGGATACTGGGATCTTCGCTGATTTAATTGATGGGTGGGTCGGCCAGAAAGACGTTTTGTCGGATCAGGTTGTTGTTGCGGATCAAGTTATTTCGACGGTTTCGGCCTCTTCAACCACCGTTGATACGGTACAGGCATCTGATGTTATCGCTATGGGTCTGGACGGCCCGTTGGCAGATACCGGAGTGGTTACTGATCTCCTTGATGGGGAGATTGGACAGCTTGATGGTCTGACAGACAAGGTGTTCGTCGGAGAGGCTTGGAGCGCCGTTCTGACGGCTTCTGCGGCGTTGTCGGACACCGTTAGCGCCCAGGATGACGTCAGCGCCATTGTATTGGCAGATGCGCTGGATACTGTAGTGGTCTCCGATGTGCTGGCAGTGAACGAAGCGGTGTTCGCGGCCTTGGAAGATACAGTATTCGCTGCTGACGGTCTCATTGGGACAGTGGCGGTTTATGCTCCGTTCCTGGCTGACACTCTCGTCGTTACTGATGGGTTGACCTCTCATCTGGGTTTGGTTGGAGTGCTGTCGGACACCGTCTTGTACGGCGATACGCTGCACGAAGCCACACAGAAGATCATCGTGGTAAACGCCGATACGGGAGCTGTTAGTACGTACACCTTCACGCCGACGATTAAGTCGGTGATGCACTATCAAGGGGTGTTGTACTTGGCTGGGCCAGAAGGGCTGTACGCGCTGGACGCCGTTCAGGATGATGACGGGGCGGTGGTGTGGACCCTGCGTACTGGGTTCTCCAACCTGGGCACCGACCAGATTAAACGGGTGCAGGATGTGAACTTCCAAGCTCGGACGGAAGGGGGCACGACGTTCCAGGTGGTGTCTGATCGTTACGGGCAAAAACAAGAGTGGAATTACCGACTCCCCCCACTGACCCGGAACAGTTACCGGGATGGAGTGGTAAAAGTCGGGAAAGGGATTCAGTCGGTGTACTGGCAGTTTGCGGCGCAGGGCGTCGGGCCTGCTGAAATTGATCAATTGCGGTTTGTTGTCGAGCCGCTCAGTCGGAGGCGATAGACATGGGTAATTGCTCACCATTAATCGGGGGTGCTACCGCAGCAGGATTAGTGCAAGATAAGTGGAGTTTTGCGGAGCAGGTTGCACGGGACTCAATAGCAGACGCTATGTCGGCCATTACCGCGATTTCGGGTAGCGTGTCGAACGGAATTAGCGCAGCAGGGATGGGCACTGGGGTAGGGTATTCTGGCGCTGGAGGTCTGTCGGCGACTTATTCCTTACCTCCTCAGCCTGAATTTGAAGACCTTGGTTTTGAGGTAGCACGTCCTGATAATGGGATGACGTTTGGAGGTCAGGGCGGCGGTGTAGGGTATAACGACCCTGGGCCTGCACCGGTGCTTAGAGCGAGTTCTCCAGGCAGTGCTGCCGGGATTTCATTCCAGGAACCCGGACAACCCCCCACTTTTTCTGCGGCCCGCCGCAATACGGGGGGGCTTAATTTTACCGTTGAAGGGAGCGCACCTACAGACTCGTCAGGATCGCCTCCATCATTCGGAAGTATAACGGTTAACACCGCAACAGCCCCCCCTGGTTTTTCGGGCACCCTGTCTTTACCTGGAGCCGTTGCATTTAATTTCTCCGATAGTCTGGAAGATTTTTCAGAGACGTTAGAGTCGCCAGGGGCTATTACTTTTAATCGCCCCGGATTACCCCGTCCGTCATACACTCGATACTCTGTGCCTTCGGTGCAGACGTTCGTTACCCCCCAAACCCCGGAACCGTTCTCGAATACTTTCACCCCCAACGCTCCGAGTTTCAACGCCGCCCCGCTTCCAGGTGATTTTACCGAGGTCTTCAGTCCTACGAGCGTTGTTCTCGGGAGCGTAACACCCCCTACAGAGTTTTCTGATCGGTATGAAGGAGTGCCTTCTATTGCTTCTCAGTCCATTACGGTGCCGACAGCGAGTTTTGGGGTGGTTCCTTCCCCCACTCCGAAAACAGCACCCAGTTTAAGCGCCCGGTCTCCGGGGAGCGCCCCAGACATTACTATCCCTCAGTACCCACAAAAGCCTTCTTTTTCGACTCCGGTAGACCCTCAGAGCTATAGCATCCCGCTGCCGACGTTACGCATCCCGGATTTGTCAGGGATCGACGGTATTCTGGACGCTATCCGAAACGGAAAACCAACCGCGCCGGTATTGTCGTTACCCACAGATGGGTTTTTGAGCACCTTTCACCATCTCCGGGGGGATTTAGGGACCGACCTGACTCCCGTATTGCCCGTGGATGAGGTGGTGCGCTGGATGCTGGAAGGGCGATCAACAGGTATTCCTGCTTCCGTAGCGATTCTGCTTCGGGATCGCGCTTTCGCAGCGGAAGATCGGCTGGCCTATCAAGCGGAGCAGACGGCGATCAGTGACTGGCTGTCGCGTGGCTTTACGCTCCCAGGGGGCGCTCTGGAGGCCAAACTTGCCTCAGTGCGTCAACAGAGCCGGGATAAGAAAGGGGAACTCAATCGGGATTTGTGGATTGAGGAAACCAAGCAGGAGATCGAGAACTTGCGGTTTGCTGTTACGTCAGGGATTCAGTACCAGACCGCGTTCTGGGATACCAAGACGAAATTATGGAGCGTATGTGGTGATCTAGCCAACAAGTTTATCGACGTTCAGGTGAAAGTGCTGGAAGCGGCCTTGGCGATGTACAAGGCCCAGCTCGATGCTTGGCAGACGGAGGCGAGCGTCTATAAGGATTATATCAGCGCTAAGCTCCAAGCGGAGATGGGTAAACTGGAGATCACCAAGGTTGAGGCGGACATCTCTAAGGTGTTTGTCGATTTAAACCGCCAGGAAGTGGATTTATATAAGGCTCGACTGGAAGGGGTAATGACCAAGGTCAACCTGTATAAGACGCAGATCGAGGCGACAAATAGCCAGATACAAGCAGAAACACTCAAACTGGAAGCGTTCGCTAAACAAGTACAGGCGTACACAGCTTCAGTGGGAGCCTACGAAGCAGAATGGCGCGGGTATACCGCCGGGGTGCAAGCCGATTCTGCCCAGGTAGAGGCGTTTAAAGCGACTGTACAGGCTTACGGGATTGAAGTCGATGCCTACGGGAAGCAGGTGGAAGCGGACCGGACACGGGTCACCTCGGAAATCGAGATCGGGAAACTGGGGCTGGAAGCCTACAAAGCGGGGGCGATGGTCTACTCAACCCAGGTGGATGCCTACGGGAAGCGGGTCGATGCTGAGCGGGCGAAAGCGGATATTGGGAACGAGGAGAACAAGCTTAAACTCGCAGCACACCAGACCGCCGCCACAGTCTACGCGACCAAAGTGGATACCTACGGCAAGCAGGTGCAGGCGGAGCAAGCGAGAGTCGCTTCAGAAGTGGATATTGAGCGACTGCGGTTGGAGGACCATAAAACCCAGGCGGGCGTTTACGCAACCCAGGTGGATATTTATGGGAAGAATATTGACGCTGAGCGGACACGGGTAACGGCTGCGACCGAGGTCGCTAAACTCGGTGCCGAGGTTTATCGGACCGAGATCGGAGCCTATACGGCTGAGGTGGATGCTTTTGGTAAGCTTGTTGACGCCGAGCGGGCGCAAGTGACGGCGGAAGTAGAGGTGGCGAAGTTGCCTCTTGAGGCGTACAAGGCTAAGGCGCAGGCATACGCCTCTAAAGCAGACGCTTACGGCAAGCGAGTGCAAGCAGAATCTGCGCGGGTACAAGCCGATGTAGAGATTGCGAAGCTACCGATGGAGGCTTATAAGGCTGAAGCGCAAGTCTATACAACTAAAGTAGATGCCTTTGGGAAGCAGGTGCAAGCGGAGACCTCTCAGACCCAGGCCGAAGTGGAAATTGCGAAACTGGATTTAGAAGCTTACAAGGCTAAAACTCAGACTTACATAGCGTCGGTTGATGCGTATGGTAAGCGGGTACAAGCGGAAGCTTCAAAAACTCAGGCCGAAGTGGAAATTGCGAAACTGGATTTAGAAGCTTACAAAGCAGAGACCCAGGTCTATGTGGCCGAGGTGGATGCCTACGGCAAAAAAGTACAGGCGGAATTCGCGAAAACCCAAGCGGAGGTCGAGATTGCGAAACTGCCTCTCGAAATCTATAAGGCAGAAACCCAAGCCTACGCCGCAGAAGTGTCTGGGTATGCGAGTAAGGTTACCGCAGCCCGCGAGGATGCCGCAGCTAAAGTGGATATTGAAAAACTGAAGCTGGACTCCTTCCGTAGTGAGCTGGAGGCGTATCGGGCCGAGTTACAACGCTCCGCTACAGAACTGGATGCGAAGGCCAAGGTGCATGGTCAACAAACGCAGCTCTTTGGGACGTTGGTTGAGGCTGAAAAGGCCCGAGTGAGTGCCGAGTTACAGAATATCGACCAGCAACTCCGTCAGGCGCAGTTTGAAACCAGCATTGCACTCAAAGAAGCTGAGATGGAACAGACCAAAGTGATCGAGATGGCAAAGGTCGCGCTTCAGGGAGAGAGTGAAGTGGCGCGGGTGGCGGCGCAGTTGGCGGGTGCCGCGATGAGTGCGGTGAATGCGTCGGCCAGCATTGGGTACAACCACGGTACGTCACAATCCAGTGGTTGTACTGAATCGCATAACTACAGCTACTAACATGGATTGGAAAGACTCCCTGAACGTCCCGGTCTCCTCGCAAGGGGAGGGGACGGCCAAACGCTTCTACGGTGATCCAAAGGTGGCGGCGGCGTATTTACCCGTCGCCTATGCACTACTGGGGGCGGTGAAGAATCGGATGGCCTATGGTGGCGTGGGGTACGGCGGGCAGCAGATCGAACTCCCGGACGGTACGGTCATTCGGGTGCTGCGGAATTTCGAGCAGAACATTATCGAGATTACTACTACAGGCTCTTCCGTAACTGTAAGAAGCTATGGGTCACGCATCTATATGGAGTCTGGTTTTATTGATGCGCGTAGCGTGGGATTCCTTTCGGAGTTTCAGGAGAAAAATAAACTTTTTGAGACTGACGATACTAGCGCTACTAATAAACTACTCGACGCACAAACCAGGGGCACTTTACCGGAAAGTACGCTTTACGATGAGAAGAGTCATGCGATCCCCGGAGGGTATGAGGATAAACGACAATTACGCTACGTGACTTCGATGGTTACGGGATTACTCCGCAGGTTGGTCCAAGCGAAACTCGGAGTAGCCGACCCTACTTATGAAGTTCCCCCGATAGACGCCCCACAAAATGCGGGGGAACAATCCCCTATAAATGAATATACCAGGGACGAGTTATGGAAGCTTATTACAGGCGGGCTGGGTAGGGTGGAGTTTTATTGGGATGCACCCCACAGTATTTCGGGGTCGTATGGGTTATTTGCTGCGGACGATTATTCCTACCACTACATAGCCATTACAAGAACTTCGGTTTATGCTTACCCCTGTAGCATTGTTTGGGGCCGGTTTTTTATCGACGCCATACTAAATGGGGCTAATGATTGGACTCCGTCTGAGGAGGAGAAATTAAGACTAGAGAGTTATGCGCTCGCCACTCTTTCGGTGGATTGGGAAACCAAGGTTAAGATTGGAGAGCATGGGGTTATTGGATCGAGTGTAGCAAACGGTTGGCATTTTAACTCAAGGGGTTCTAAGGCTAATATCATAGCAATAGAACGAGTCTCAGGAGACTCTGGATGTAAACATTTAGTCTCTCGGCATTATGAACTAAGCATTTCTCCTGCTGACTACGACCCAGAAGAGGTTATGGAGGAAGGGAACTACCCCATCCAATCCACCACAGAGCTACTAAGCGAAGACAAAGGAACCCCAGATAATACCAATATCTTGTGGATACCCTATTACCAAGAAGCTAAACTTGTTGTGTATTATTGGTGCCAGTCCCCTAGAGGGTTTTCCGATGATATTGATTCGTCGATCCCAGTATATTGTTTTTATGACCATGAAGATACGTTGTTGGTGGTTAACGTCTCTCGGGAACGCCTACCTGATTCAGAACCCTATACCGTTAATGATGTGATAGCCGAAGTAACATCCTGTTCAGGGGGTAGCGTTGAAAAAACCATCGGCGGGGTCAGTAGGACGCAGGGCTTTTATGTCACTAATGGGCGAACCTACCTCAAGACTACCGTTGTGGGCGGGACACGGGTTAAGGCGACTTCGGAAATAGCATCAACGGGCGAAATAGTGACGGGAACCAGTTTACTGGGGAGAGCTATTCCAATCTCTTCCAAATATGCTTGTCCCACATTTACTGCCGCTGATTTTAGTTTTCCTGGAGTTGATACTAGCATAAAATGGACCCTTACCGGCGGGACTATTACGGGGTACATTTATACCTCTAATTCTTTTTCGGACTCCGGTAGAGGGACTTGTATCATCCCATTTTTTGATACTGAATCCTTCTATGTGGGAAAGCTAGACTATTATCAAGATTTAGGCTATGGGTATACTACAATAACAACGGGTATAGGGTCGATGGATATGACCTGGGTACTAAGAGGTAACCCGAGCGTTGTTGTAGGAAAGTTACAGGCTTCGTCAAAAGCTACGGCAGGTGGAGACATGGCGATCGGAGGAGGTCTCCCTAGTTCCCGCACCCGGACTGGGAAGGTTGAATGGGATTACAGAAATTCTGGGGAACTGGACCTTTATTATCGACATGCGGTAAAGACTGTAGCGTCGGTATCTTATTCTGCTGATTATCAGGATATTAATGAGCGGCTTGAGGTGTTAGGTCGATGGACAGCGTTGTTTGCCCCCATCCTATTCGGACCCTCCGCGTACCCTTACTTTGATCAACCCTATGTCGTGGTGCAAGGGATGCTGGATAATGTGATCTACTATACGGACCCGAATTCACCCAGTTACCAAGAAGGTTTTTCGCAAAAAGGGATTAAAATAAGCGACCAAGAACTACACGATATTTACTATGTAGGTGTTTTTTCCGGGTGGACATAATGAATAAGGAATCTACGCAATGACCCCTTTAGATTTGATTTACGACCTTCGACTCCGCGCTGATGATATGGGTGGCGACACGGGCACCGTGAGCACCGGCTTTACTTATTACTGGGAGGAGCAGGATCGGGGAGCGCTCTTTAAGAATGAGGAGTTAATCCGTTATCTCAATACCGCCCACCGAGAAATCGCGGTTCGCACCCAATGCTACCGCGATGCCGGGGAATCGGAAATCTGCCAGATCAAGGTCAAGGCCGGAACCGCGAGTTACGACATTGATCAGCGGATCATGACGATTGAGGATGTGTTGCTCAATTCCACTGGAACCTCGCTCATCAAGACCCAGTTGCGGGACTATCGGGCGATGACCGATCACCGCACCACGACCGGCACTCCGACGCATTACCTGGAAGAAAACCGTCCGTTCAAGCTCACCCTCTACCCGATCCCGATTGCGGACGATACGCTCTACCTGACCGTCTATCGCTTGCCGTTAGAGGAGATGACCTGGGCAGGGCGCAAGTCGGAACTGGATGAGCCGCCAGAAGGGTTGCGTGAGGCGCTGATTCATGGGGCGCTGTCGTATGCCTATCAGAAGCGCGATGCGGATACCGGAGATATTAACCGGACAGGGTTCCATAATAAGGAATTTGAAAAACTGGTGGGCGAACCTGTGGACTACAAGGTTCTGGAGAATCGCCGCGCTAATGCCAATCTGGATGTCACGATCACCCCATCGGCTTACGTGAAAAACCGTAGTCGCCAACGCTGGTATGAGGAATAAACATGAGTGCTTTCATTAATTCGCGCACCCTGCGGAAAACGATGGAACAGGGAATGGATGTCGCGCCCGCTAAGAGTTCCGGTTCTACCGCCAAGCAGTCGGTTCAGAATAAAGGCAAGGGCGGTAAGCGCACCGGAGATGAAACCCCGATGGTGAAGGCGAAAACCAAAAAGCGCGGACTCGCGTAGGAGACGATCATGGATTACGGTATCAATAAGACCTCCTCCAGCTATACCGACAACGCCAACAAGCCGTTTGGCGGGATTGCAACTGGCGATATAGGAAACGCAGCTTCTACAAAAATGCAGGGGTCGCTTCCGACGACGGTTAAGAAGTCCACCCCCAATGCGTCCTATACTCGCACCAATCCCGATGGGACTAGCAGTACAATTCAGGGCTATGACGGCTCCACCGCGCCGAAAGCGACTCCGTTTGGGAGCGGGAATAATGATTCATCGCTGACTGACAGTTACACCAGGGCACTCAAGTCACAGCAAGGCGCAACCGCTGCGGCACAGAGTTTATCGGGTTATACCGCTCCCGAACCGAACCAGTCAGCACTCCCGAATTTCAGCCCGGAACAGCAGAAGGCGTTTCAGTCGTTCATGGGTTCGATGTTCGGCTTAAATCAGAATCCGAATCAGCAGGCGACTACTGGCTTGTCGCAAATCGGCGCAGATGGGCAACCACAAGGCTTCAATTTTGGTTCGCTGTTCGGCGGGACACCACAAACGCCAGCGGCTCCAATTTATCAGGGTGAGGATACTACGCGATTAAGCAGCGACCCATTCGCCACCACCAGCGCTAGTCGTGACCTGTTTCGCTGATTGACAAACCAATCGTTTTTACATAGAACTAAACAACCTGCCCGATAAAGCGGGTTTTTATGGGTAGGAATCAGGAGAAAAAAGATGTTATACCCCGACAGTAGAGCTTTCACGCCTAACGAATTACGCTCTTTAATGAAGGGGACTCCTGTTACCCCAAGCCAATTAAAGAGCGGGCTACCTCCTAGTAACGCGCCACAATCATCAGTTCGCGGATTAGTCGATAAGTCTGCTTTGGGACAAGCAAAAATAGGAGCTACGCCGCCAAAAATTGCCACTACATCTAATTTAGGGAGGCCAAGGGTTACTGCCCCAAATCCGGGAAGGATTACTCCAAGAGCAGCAGGAGGCGCTTATTTAGCAGCAACGCCTGTTCTTGGTGTCGCTCAAACATCCATGCGTGGGTTAGGCGATCAAGGCGCTGAGAATATCATAGAGAATGCAGGCGGGTTTACTAATGGAAATCAACCGTTAAGTCCATTGGAATATGCTGGAGCCGTAGCGACTTCTGTTTTAAGGGATACAGGGAATGCAGCGACCTTTGGGATGGCAGATAAGGTAGGTAGTTTCTTAGGCGGAAAGGCGGCGGATGTTCGTGAATGGTGGAATGAGGAGAACCAACCAGGAATAGCAATGACAGGGAAGAACTCTGATGTTCCTTCTATTACGAGCGCACCTAATTACAAGCAAATACCTAAAAACAATAATAAGAATCCGCTACCTACGCTGCCACAATCCCCTTCCAATATGGACGCCAGCGCCACCGCGCAGCAAGCACGACTGTATCCGAATACCCCGATTCAGCGCCAGGAGAACCAACTTCTGAAAGATGGATTTCAGGAAGTGGATAATATGCCGGGAGGGCGAGACACCAAGAGTCGTGCTGCGTACTTAGGGCCGAACAATTTGTATATGAAAGAACGTCTCGGTACGCCACAAGAATACACCGCTGCGTTGCAAGGTCAGCAAATGGGGACGGCGCGGGGTCAAGCAATGGGTTTTCAACAAGACCCGAATAGCGGTGGTTACAAGCCGAACGATGCTACTAATGTTGGTACATTGGAAGGCGGCGCGATCACTGAATACGCCATCCCTGGCAAAGGCACGGCGACCTTTATGGGGCAACGCCAAGGCGGTGGTAGTTTCTCGGTTGCTAGTGGGCGCACCCCGGAAGAACAGGCCGCGATTGATGCGCGAGTCGCTTCGATTGACTCACAGACCGCCGCAATGCGAGGACTGCGGAATGCGAACCGGGGCGAACAAGGTAGGATGTCGGTTGAGCAGGAACAGCAGATGAACGCCATGCGGCAACAGATGAATCGGTTGGCTCCGACCCCGGACATGAGTGGCTTGCAATCGCAGCAGCAGGAATTGCTCAAGCAGATGCAATCTGTATCCACGCAGAAGGGTCTTACTAAAGCACAACGCGCCGCCGCAATGGAACCCTATCAACAGGGTCTTGCGCAACTGCAAAACCAACAGCAACTCCTGCAAGGGCAGTACGGACAGCAACTCGGCATGGCGCAGAGTTTGATGCAGAATCAATCTACACAAGAGCGAGAAGGATTGCGGGCGCTATACGAACGACAGGCGGCAGCGCAAGCGCAAAACAACACGGATCGCCAGTACACACTGGATGTTGCGAGAGCGAGACAACAAGCGATACAGGATGGGGACAAGACGACGTTAGAGCATTTAGATCGTCAGATCGAAATCTCAAAATTGGAAGAAGCCGCCTCGCGGAACGATCCGCAAATGAAGACTTACTGGGAGTTGATCGGCAAAGAACCGATGAGTAGCACCGACAGGCCGGTTGATATCGCAAATCGAACAGCGTTTGGGTTGGAACCAATGCCGGAAAAAGCAGAGGACAGGAAACCCGGTAAGATTTACGGAGGAAGCGAACCTGGAGTCGCTATCGTGATTGGCGATAACGGAGTTCCAACTGTGATGTCGATCAGGGCTGCGCAGAAGTATGCGCGAGAGATGGCGATGAAGAAGTGATTTGACTTCTACCATGCAGTATGGTATATATCGCTACCGTGGAGGGCTATGGTAGCCCTGTCATTATAGGGCTAGACGCCGTTAGGCGACCGCTCCCGGTCTTACGGTAAACCAGCCGGGTTGGCACTTCAACGGGAACCTTTAATAGCGTTTCCCTCCATGCCCGATACACCCTCGCGCCGAGGGTTAATTGAATACTAATCCTATTTATCACTGCTGTCAACAGAACTACCATTTTAAATCGTAACCCGCTTCGACGGGTTTTTTTATGCCCGAATTTCAGGTGTCAAGGAATCCTTGATAACTGGAATTCCCCGAATTTCAACTACCGATAAACCCTCGGTCGTTCGCTTTGCATGATTGTTGGAGAAAACAATGGCAACTTGGTTTGACGAAGAATCCCTAAATGACCCTGTGGTTCCAACTTCTGTTGATCCTGCGTTGCCGGTTTTCGATGAAAACTCCTTAGTTGACGCCTATCGCCAGGGACTTGGCGATAGCGCCCTGCCTGATATCAATGCCCTTCTCCCCAATTATTCAGGGGCCGGAAGCGTTGCGAATGGTTTGAATCAGTACGTCCCCGATCAACCGATGAATGAGGCGCAGTTCGCGGCCTATCAGAACGCCTACGCGCCCTCGCAACCCCCGGAAGAAGAAAAACCCTTCTTCGATCTCAGTAATACCGGTAGCGCCCTTTGGGAAGCCGGTAAGAGCCTGCCTACCTCTGTTACCTCTGCCTACTATCAATTCAAAGAAGGTCTCAAGCGCCCGGATGAGTATTCGCCCGAAGCGATCGCCGCGTTTGAAGCGCAAGAAAAACTCCAGCAGGATTTAGAGGAAAAGGCAGCGGCGCAAGCCAAGTCAGGTGACACCGATTCGGTCAGCGAGTCGATTCTGGAGGCAATCCCGAGTTTAGGGTTTAGCGGGGTCTCGATGGCGGCGGCGATTCCGGCAGGTCTGGCCGGTGGCGCAGCGACTCAGGCGATGGTTCCGTTACCGGGTTCTGGTTTGGTGGGTGGCGCAGTAACCGCGATGGGCGCATCTGGCGCAGCGGCTTACCGTATGGCCGGTAATCAGACCATGAACGACGGCTTTAAGGCCGCTGAATTGAAGTCGCAGAAAGAACAGGGTCGTGGGCTGAACGAGGAAGAAAAGGCCACACTATATGAGGCGTTACGTCCTATCGCCGAAAATACCGGTCTTTGGGAAGCTGGCCCGGAAGCGGTAGGTAATGCCTTAATGCTGACCGGCGGCGGTATCGCCTTAAAGTTCCTCGGCAAAGAAGCGATCTCTAAAATCACGGGCGGAGCCTTCAAGAAACTCGGGATTCGTGCGGGGGCATTGGCGGCTGGTGTGGGTAGTGAGGTCGCCACAGAAGGCGTCACTCAATACCATCAGGGCAACGACCAGAAACGCATGGAAGCCGTAGTTGCCGGGAAGCCTGCGGATTCTGCTGAGAAGCAATATGAAGGTGTCGGCGGTCTCTGGCAGGCCACGAAGGACGTTGCACCCGCAACCCTCGCCTTAGTCGGCATGATGGGTCTCGCAGGCGGCAGCGTGAAGGTCGGTTCTAAGATACACGAGAAGTTCGTCAAGAATCCCCGCGATGCAGAGGCGCTGGTCAGTTTGGGTGAAGACCCGAACATCCTGGCCGCGATGCCGGATCAGTCATTGGAGAATCTGGCGATCCTCGGCCCCTGGTTGCAGCGGAAGACCGGCAACGAGCAGTTGGCGGAAGTCGTCGGCAACATCAACGCGGAACTGCATTCGCGTGTTGAAGAAACGCCAGACATTAAGGCGGAACGCGAGCAGGTTCTCGGTGAACTCTGGCAGTCAATGAAGCCGCAGAAACAGCAAGGTTTGTTGAGCTTTCTGGGGAATGACAGTCCTGGATTGACGGGTTGGGTTGATAATGCTGATAACCCGACCGGTGACATTGATCTTCAAGGCTTGAAGAATATGGAGGGGACGCTAGGTTCGGCGGGTCTGACATTCAATCAAAAGAAACTCGACCTGCTCCGCACTACGAACCCCGGCTCTGTTGATCCCAATACCGCCCCGGAAGCCGCAATTCAAGGCGCAGCCGGGATGTCGCCCGAGGAGATTGATGCCGTCATCTCCCGGAATGACCCGACCCAGGTACGCAATCACGCCGCACCGTTTGAGACCAAAAAGCCGCCTAAATCCGGCGAACAGGTGATCTTCTCGGATGACCCGAATAATCGGCTGTTCGATATCGTCGAAGCCAAAGACGATCAGATCGTGCTACGGGATGTCGGTACGAATCAAGATTTCTCTATCCCGAAAGAACGCGCTCAAAACCTGTTGCGGGTCAACACGCAAACCCTGAATGATGCGATCAAACAGGACAGCCTGAATCGCGTGGACGGAC